TGTTCAGCACCACGCTCAGGTGACTGAGCGCCAGGTCCGCCGAAATGCGCTGCTCACTGTTCTGGTGCATGTAACCCGGCTCCGTCGCCTCCCGGTGCTTGCGCTGCATCACCCGGATCAGCGCCATCAGCTCGTCCAGACGCACATACCGGATACCCATGATGTCATACTTGCTGATTGCCTCCGCCATCTGCTTCATTGCGTCTTACCTCCGTATATTTGATAGGGACTGTACCCTTCACTGTCCTATGCCTGTTTACTGCCGGTTTTTATAACGGTTCAGCGGCTAATTTCTGTCAATCCTCTCAAACTCGATCACCCACACCCAATAATCATGCCGTTTTCCTGTGCCGTTTCCCGTGGCATTCACTGCAAAGCCATTCTACGCTATCTATCCTCCCGTTTTTCCTCTCTCCGCCAGAGCGCAAGCACATTCCTGATGGAATCCGCCGTCCTCGCAAGTGCGGTCTCCTTCCGCGCCTTTTCCAGCCACTCCACCGGAATCGCCTCCACCGTCTCCGGTGCAAACCCCGCGCAGCACTTCTCAAAGAACTCCCCAACGGTCATCTTCATCTCGATAACCGCCCCGCCGTTGGTCTCGTCCACCACAGGCACGAACATCACCCCGTCAATGTCCACCACTCTCATGCTCTCTTCACCATCCTATACCTCGCATACGCCGTCCTCTCCCCATACCGATTGACCCCAGTCTCCCGCTCGGTGGAGATCACATGTCCCTGCCGCTTCAGGTCCCAAATCCTGGCACCCAGCCGCATGATCCCGTACTCCGCCATCGCCTCCACCGGCGTGATGGACCCATAATCCTGAAGGTGTCTCAGCACCTGCTCCGTCTGCGTCATGCCCATGCTATCCCTCCCGGTGCAGCGACCGCTCCGCCTCAAATCCCTCCGGATAACGCTTCTTCAGTTTCTCCACGTTCCGCACGGCCACTTCCTCCAGCGTCAGCCCCAAGGCCATGGCGGTCTCTGCAACATACCACAGCACGTCACCCAACTCGTCCTCCAGGTCATCCACGAAATTGCGCCCGTCCTGATAGTAGTGCTTCTTCAGCAAATCCGCGCACTCACCGGCCTCCCCGGCCAACCCCAGCACGCCGTTGAACAGATGTCCCTTCTGCGCAAGCGCTCGGTTGCTCGTCCGCTGCGCCAGCGCCTGATACTCATTCAGCGTCATCCTCGTCCTCCCCCTTCACAAACCCATTCAGTATATTGACCTCCACCGGCTTCCACAGTGCGAATATCATCAAAAACACCGCGCACCCGAGGAAATGCCAGAAGTCTGCAAATATAAATTCCAATACCGCCACCATTACCTTGCCACCTCGCTCATAATCAGCATTCCCCAATATGTAATCCAAAGGATAGTTACGTCTACACCACGGTACATTTCATACAATGAAGCAACGAGACATACAAATGCCATCACGCGATAAAGCGCACGTACCTTCCTCATGTCTGTCTCTCCCTCATCACGATTTCCTTCCCGTCGATGCTCACGATGTCGTACACCGAACTCACCGTCTCCAACGAAATCGGCCCGTTCACGCAGGCGTGAATCTCCTTGACCCTGGGCATCCTGATTCCCGCTATCGCCACGACCGCAAACGCCAGCGCCGCAATCAAAAGCATCCACCACCGTTTTTTGCACTCCAGCCACCACATAAAGGCGCTGATCCCAAATCCAACCGCAAGCGAACATCCAATGATAATCAGACCCAGCGCCAGATTTGTCACCACCATCTTCGCGTTCATCTGAATCAGTTCCCCAACCACCGTTCCCATCGCATCGTTCATCCGTATATCCTCCCTATATCTCCTGTTCTTTTTCCTCTATCCGCTCCTCCAGCGGGCCCGCGTTGAACCGGATCACCAGCCCCATCCGGTCAAACACCTCCTGAATCGCGTCGTCGCTCACCAACGTCATCACGACCTTCTCATCCACCGCGTTCAGCACTTCCTTGCACCGCTTCGTCCCAAACCCGTGCAGCTCGTTCAGCGCCAGACAAATCGCCGCATAGCAGGTCTTCATCGTGTTCTCGATCCCCGCCTGCATCCCCCTGGCGTAACTCTTTTCCTCCGCCCGCTTCACGTCCTCCAGCGTAATCCCGTTTCTCTGAATCCGCTGGGCCATCTCACTGTCCGCCAGCCGCCGCGCCCGTTCCTCCGGCGGCAACTGCCAGAACCGCTCCGCGTCCGCTTTGCGCTGCTCCCGTTCCCGCTCACGCTCCCCGTACCGCCGCGCCTCCCTGCCGGAAAGCACCCTCGTCTTCTGCCTGAACTTCACCTTTCCCATTCTCTTATCTTCCCCTCGTAAAACCACCGATTGTACAGGTCATACCGTGCCTGAATGTCCGTCCGCCAGCCCTCGACGCCCTGCGCGTCGGCCCATGCCTCAAACGCCGCAAAGAACGCGCAATCCTTCTGAAACCCCTCCGGACACCCGCACCGGTACACGCAGTTCGGCACCAGCACGTCCGCGATCTCCGCATCCTCCCCGTGCAGCGCCACCTTGAAATCCTCCGCCAGCCGCCGCGCCTCGTTCGTCGCCGTGAAGCACATCCGCTTCCGCCATGCGTCGATCAGGTTTTGCGCGTTGGCATAGCCGTCATAGGCCACCGGCGCTTCCTGAGGCTTCTTGCCCCTCGGCGTGTCGTCCTTCAGCCGGTCGTCCCGCTGGGTGCTGATGAACTTCTCAAACTTGTGCCGCGACCACTCGGTGCTCACCCAGTATTCAATCGGCTTCCAGGTCCAGTCCACCTCAAGCAGCCTTATCGGCGTATGCTCCGAAATCAGCAGCTTCCGCTTAAACTCCCGCGAAGCGTCCTTCTCGGTGAAGTCCTTGTTGTCCGTGGTCCGGCAATGGTTCTTCACCCGCCGCCAGTCCAGCCCAAGCCAGTTAAACACCGTTTTGAATGCCCCCACGCCTCTGCGCCTCCCTCGCCAATTTCTTCTTTATCCTGTACTTCTGCTCGCTCTCCCTGCGCATGTCCCTGCACCGCTTACACCGCTTTTTCCCCGGCTCCGCCTTCCTTCCGCAGTCGATGCAAAGTCCCTTTTCCACCCGCGCCTGCCGCCGCGCGTACTTCTTTGCGTGATCCGGGTCATTGCGCCTGTCCCGATCCTTCAGCGCCTTCAGGCACGGCTTGCACATCGTTTTCCCGGCATCGGCCCAGCGCACGCCGCACTCCTGGCACTTTCCCTCCGCCTTCCACGCCAGCCGCCTGGCCTTCATGCCCTCCGACCTGCGCACGCCCCGCACCTTCCGGCACAGTTCGCAGGTCACATACCTCTCGTCCGTCAATTCCCTGCCGCAGGAATGGCACCGTCCCTCCGCGGCCCACTGCGCCCGCCGCTGCCGGTTGCTCTCACGATTCTTCAACGCGCACACCGCGCACGTCTTCATCCCCGGCTCCACCTTCCGAAGCCCGTGACACCTTGGGCAATTCCCGTTTTTCAGAAAATATGCCCAATTCTCCTTGTCGTTCCTCATTTTTGTGTCGCCCCGGTTCTGACGGGCAGCACCATATACGTCACATCCCCGCCGCCAGCCGCGCACACGGTACACGGCGCAATCGCCCCGTTCATCCGCATCTCGATCTCCCCGGCGTCCGCGTTCTTCAGCATGTCGATCAGATACTTCACGTTGAAGGCGATGTCCAGCGTCGCGCCTTCGGTCTCAACGTCCACCGTCTCATGCACGTCGCCGACCTCGCTCCTGGCCTCCACCGCCATCCGATCTCCCTGCACCCGCAGCACCAGCAGGTTGTTGTGCCCCTGCCGGGCAATCAGGGCCGCCCGGTCCACCGCCCTGCGCAGCTTCGCCGTGTCCAGCGTCACCTTCGTCAGCGCCGCCTTCGGCATGATGTTCCGCCAGTTGATGAACTCGCCCTTGATGAGCGTGGCGTAGAAGTCCGTCCCGTCCACCGTGGCCCGCAGCTTCCCGCCGCCGATGTCCACCGAAATCACGTCGTCCTCGCCGCCTTCGCCCAACAGCTTCCCCAGGTCCGTCAGCGCCTTGCCGGGAATGATGGCCTCGAAGTCCTCCATGACCGATGTCACGCCCTCGCACACCGCCATCCTGAAGCCGTCCAGCCCCACCATGTACGCCTTGCCCTTCACGAATTGCAGCGCCGCGCCCGTCAATACCTCACGGGTATCCTCCACCGCCACGCAGAACGCCGTCTTGTCGATCATCCGCCGCAGCATCCCCCGCGGCATCTGTATCTCATGCTCCCCGGAAACCTCAGGCAGCGTCGGATAAAGGTCCGCGTCCTGCCCTGCCAGGTTCGTCCGGCTCCCGCCGCCCTTCACGGTGAAGGCGAACCGCTGGTTCATGCTCACGGTCACGTCCCCGTTCACCAGCCCGCGCACCACCTCGGTCAGCAGCTTGCCCGGCGCAACCCCCGCGCCCGCTTCCTCCACAATCGCCGCCACCGTGGTCACGATGGTGGTCCGCTCGTCGCAGGCCGTCAGCCGCACGCCCTCGTCCACCGCCTCGATCTTCACGCCCTCCAACACCTGATTCACTGTCCGGTTCGGCAAAGCCCCGCCGACCCGCCTCAAACCCTCGCTCAATTCCATGCCGCTGCAAACAAATTTCATGCCCTCAAATCCTCCTCTGCTCCACTTTTTCAATCTTCCTGTGACAGTACGGGCACCGCCTGAACCCGAAATTCCAGTACAATATCGCCTGGCACTTCTCACACTTCAGTTCCCCGAAAACCTCATCCCACACCAGCTTTGTCTTGCCCTCTGCCCTTTGCCGCACGCTTCCCATCTCCCCTGTTGTACTTCCTCGAATGCGCCTTCACCGCTGCCCTGAACGCCTCGCACCCGTCGATGGTGTTGATGCACTTCACATGCCCGCAATTCAGGCACACGTCGCATACCTCCTGCTGATAGATCGCCGCGTTCAGCGTCATATCCCCTTCAATAATCCCGTTCACATCAATCTCCCGCCATTCCTGTTCCCGTCCCTCGTCCCCACTAATCCCTAATCCCTAATCCCTAATCCCTCCGTCTTACCATACACCGCCCCGCAGGTATGCGTGCAATACGTCCCCCACAGCATCTCCACCCCCGCAGCGGCCTTCTCCGGGTCACTCTGCACTTCCTTGTAAAGCGCCTTGATGTCCCGCCGCATGGCCTTGTTCATCCGGCTCACGGCGGTAAACCGCCCTTTGATGTTCCCCTGCCGCAGCGCGGGCATCGCCAGGTTGCAGCACATCCTGTATTCCTCCGGCGAAAGCCCAAACCGCTCCATCACGTCCTCGACGGTATTGTCCTTCTGGTGAATCTCCACCAGATAATCAATGACCTCAGCAATCCGCTTCTGGTCCACCAATCCCAACAACTGCATACTCATTCTCCTACCTCTGCCCTATCTGTCTGCGCGTCTTCGCTCTACGGCAATTCCTGGCCAGATGTTCCTTCCTCCGCTCATCGGCCTCGTTCCACTCCTTCAGCGCTTCCTTCTGACGGTGGACCTCCGCCAGCCATTCCCGATATTCTCCGCAGGCGTCGTGACAGTTCGGCTCAATCGTCCGCTTCCCGCATCCCCTGCATGGACAGTCCTTCATCGCTCAAACTTCCTCTCATGCGTTACGTCTCACACAATGTACGCGAGGCGGCACTTTGCCGAATTTGCGCATGTATGCGTCACATCCACTCATTCTGCGCTCAATAAGTTCCTCTGGCCCGCAAAAGAACGCTCTGTTTTTCCCATAATGCCTTGCCCACTCTGACTGTGTTTTGGTTTCTCCGTTGTGAGTGATAAGTCGATTGTTGCGCTTATTGCTGCCCTGCGTAAAATAATCAACAAATCGACAATTATCCGGCGAATATTCACCGTTTACGTCGATCCTGTCAATCGTGCATTCTCCACGATTGGCCGTTTCATCATATCCGTTTGCCATGGCCCAATCATAGAACGATTTGAAATCATTGTTCCATTCGTTGCAAACCCGGATGCCTCTTGCACCATAGTTTTTGTACTCAGGCGCTCTGTTGTCATTGCAGCGTCTGCGCATATCGCACCAAACCACATAAAGCCTCGTGTTGCGCTTCCCGTGCGTTGTATTCATCCTGATAAATCTTTGAGACCTTTGTTCGTTGTTCAGGCATCCGCAGGATTGTACATCCCCTGATTTCAACGCGTCTGATCGGGCGATTACCACATTGCCACATTCGCAAACGCATTTCCACATGATTCTGTTACATCGGTTCCTTCCGGCACATTCAACCACCGTAAGCCGCCCGTATTTCTGACCGGATAGATCATTACGCTCACTCATGCGATCACCTCAAATCAGAAATGTCTCCGCCCGTACTCGGCCATCAACAGCGCTTCCGCCAGATTGTTGTCATCCTTGCTGGATTTCTCGGTTCGCTTCAGTTTGACCCCCGGAAACAGCCTGTGGCAAATCTCAACCGACTTCGACTTGTCGCTGGTCAAAGAGAACTCCTTCTTCCATACCCTTGGCGGAACAAGCTGAAAAGGAATATTGAGAGCATGAAGCACGCCCTGAATGTAGCCAAAGTTTTCTGCAAACACCCACGTACTGCTGATGCCCTGCTTTGGCATCGCCCCGACCTTCTCCACGCAGGCCACGCACTTCTCCGGAAATTCCTGCGCCAGCGCCGCCATGCCGCGCATCTCCTCGATGAACAACCCATCGTCCCAAGCGTACACCCGCACATCGTCCTCGCGCTCAGGCACAATTCTGATGATCGCGTATGCGCCCGACTTGCTTCCCGGATCGACCCCTATGTAAATCATGCTACAACATCCTCCTGGCCCAGCTAATCAAATCCCTCAGCCGTTCCTTCCCGCTGTCATTCTGCGCCACCCAGAGCGCGGAGACCAGCGTCGCCGCCTCCATGCAGCCCCGCGCCCGTTTCTTCCAATTTTCATCTCCAAACGCCGTGCGAATGATGGCCGCCGCTTCTTGCACCGTCAGGATTGTCTCGCTCTTTGGCCGCTTCACTTCTCCACCAGCTTCCACTTCCCGCACGGGCTGTAATCCCCAGCCTGCCGCCGCTTCCGGTCGTGCACCACCACGCAGACCTCGAAGTGCTCGCAGTTCACGCAGTTCTTCATGCGCTCAATGCCGCCGAAGTAAACCCCGATGTTGTGACTGTACTCGTCCAATTCCTGCAAAGCCCTGTTCATCCGGCCAACGGCCTCGCCCATGCCGCGGATCATCTGATCCAATTCCTTCATGCCGTCCACCTCACTCCATAAAGTCAAACAGCGTCGCCTGGTTCAGTTCCATCTCCGCCCGCTTCACGTTCTCCACGGCGGCCTCGAAGTACGCGGGCTTCAGTTCAATGCCGATTCCACGCCGCTTCATCTTCACCGCCTGATAGACCTCGCTGCCGATTCCCAGGAACGGCGTAAACACCACGTCGCCCTCGTTACTGTACAGCCGCAGGCACCGCTCGATCACCGGCAACTGGAGCGGGCAGATGTGCCGTTCGCTCTCGTCGTCCTTCGGCATCCTTGCGTTCAGGGTGTCCGACTGGTTGATGTCCCACCACACCGGCGAATTGACCTCATCCCATATGGGGCTTGCCACATTCTGCCATTCGGAAACCGGATAGCTCTCGTTCGTGTGCGTCACACGGTTCGGGTTTTCACCCGGCTTGCGCATGAACACCACATAGTCGGGAATCCCCATCCGGCTCATGCATGAATCCTTTTTGAGCTGCTTGTGCAAAAGCCCCAGCGCCTTTGTACGCTGCATGGCCGTCACCGGGTTCTTCCAGATGCAAACCTCGGCGTGATAGATGAATCCCACTTCCTGAAATGCCCGGATCAGGTCGCCCCGGAAATCCCGTATGCCGATATATCCATCCTTTTCCTTGCTGGTGGGAAGGTTCATGCAATGCACCGCCATGATGCGCCCCGGCTTCAATATCCGGTACAATTCCTTTGTGATAAATGCAAAGTGGGTGAAGAACTCCGCGTCGTCCCGGCAATTTCCAAGGTCGCGGTCTGAATTGCTATAGGTGTACAGGCTGGAAAATGGGGGGGAGTAGACTTCCATATCCACGCTGTCGTCCCCAAACTGCGTGATGATCTCCGTGGTGTCGCCGCAGTACAGCGCGGCCTTGTCGTCGATGTACTTGTCCAATACCCTTATATCGCCCATGCAGGCACCTCCATCCTCTCCGAAGGTTTGTAATCCGTCGTGATTCGCGTCGTATGTCTGATCTCAGAAAGCGTCACTTCCCGCATCAGGGCGGTCATCTGCCGCTGCATCTCGTCCATCTGTTCCTGCTTGCGCTGTATGTTGTCCAGCACGTTCATCTCGCGCTCACTGAGGATGATGTAGACATCCACAGGTTTTTCCTGCCCGAACCGCCAGCAGCGCCGCACCGCCTGATAAAAGCGCTCGTAGCTGTCCGACAATCCGCAGAAAACCATCTTGTGGCAGCTCTGGAAGTTGCTGCCAAACCCGAATATGGATGGCTTGCTCACCAGCGCGTGGATTTTGCCGTCTGCAAAGTCCAGGCTTGCGCCCGCCTTGAACTCCGGCTCATCCGAACCCTTGACCTCCACGCAATCCCGCGCCTTGCGCTTCAGCATGGCGCTCTCGTCGTTGTAGTCGCACCACAGCAGCCATTGCCGTTCCATGTCCGCGTTCGCCAGCGCCGCCGCCCGGTCTGTGCGGTCATCGGCACTGTCCCTGCGGGCCGCCCTGCGCTCGTCCAGTGTGCTTGCCAGCGTCACCAGCAGTTCGCCCTCCCGCACCTCGCTCTCGGTGATGACCCTGTGTATGTTCAGCGGCGGCAAATCGTAGCCCTCGCCGGAATAACCCAAATCCTTCGGGCTGTTGAAGTAGATCGCCCAGGTTGCGAACCACTCCCAGAACCTGTTGACGCCCGCCTTCTTCAGCCGCCACTTGTTCGTCTCGCCGCCGTCGTGAATGAAGTAGGTCGCCAGCATCTCCGTCCGGCTCATAATCCCCAGGAACTCGCAGCTCGTTCCGATCTCGGTGTAATCGTTGGGCGCAATGGTCGCCGTACACAGCAGGCGGTATGGCGTGTTGCAGAACATGTCCGTCAGCAGCGTCTTGTAACGACCCGTGAACGACTTCAATATGCTGCTCTCGTCCAGCACCACCCCAGCAAACACCGAAGCGTCAAAGTGCTCGATCATCTCATAGTTGGTGATGTTCACGCCGTTTACCACGTCGTCCGCGTGTCGGCATACCTTCACGGCGCAAATTCCAAATTTCTCCGCCTCCCTGCGGGTCTGCTCCACAACAGACAGCGGGGAAACAATCATCACGGGCTTTCCCGTGTGCTCATGCACTGCCCTGCCATATTCCAGCAGCATCAGCGTCTTTCCCGTGCCGCACCCGGTCAGGATCGCGCACTTGCCCTTTTTGCAGGCCCAGGCGATGATGTCCCGCTGGTAATCAAAGGCCAGCGGCGTGATGCTCTCCCGGTCCACATCGAACCCGCAAGCCTCCGCCCGCATCTCCTTCGTCCTCAAAAACTCTTCGTAAGTCATATCATTCCCTCATTATCTCGTTATACCGCATCACATTCGGGTCAAACATCACGTTCACCGTCCCGATGCTTCCGTTCCTCTGCTTCGCCACGCTGATGCTGATATACACGCTCCCGGCCTCCTGCATGGCGTAGAACCCGGCCACGTCCTTCGGATTGACGCTCTTGTCCTCTTGGCTCTCCGGCCTGTGCAGGAATATGATCCCGTCCGCGTCCTGCTCCACCGCGCCGCTCTGCGCCAGTTCCGCCATTGTCGGCATCTTGCCCTGGGCCATGCGGTTCACCTGGCAAAGCGCCACCACCGGTATGTTCGCCGCCATCGCCAGCCGCTTCAATTCCCGCGATATGTAGGCGACCTTCAGCCAGTTTTCCTTGAACTCCCGCTTCGCCCCCATGATGCCGATGTAGTCCACCACCAGCAGGTCAATTCCCCCATGCCGCGCCGCGTCCCGCACGGTCTCAAACACGCCCTCCACGGTGATCGGCTCCGGGTTGCCGGGGTCGTTGAAGATGAACTGAAACGGCATCTCCGTCATCTCGACCATCGCGTTTTGCAGTGCCTCCCAGTCCTCCGGCTCGATCTCCGCTTTCCGCAACCGATCCCCGCTGACATACGCGCCACGCGAAAGCGTCCGCTGTCCCAGACCTTCCTTCCCCATCTCGCAGGACACGAACACGACCTTAAAGCCATCCTTCGCCGCGTTCATGGCGATGTTCAGCCCGAAGGCTGTCTTGCCGACGCTGGGCCGCGCCGCCACCACCGTCATCTCCCCGCCGAACAGCCCGCCGATGATCCCGTCCACGCTCCGGATGCCCGTGGGCAGCGCCTTGATCTCGCCCCGCGTCCGCTTGTCCAGGTAGTCGTAGGTGTCGATGTTCACCTCTTCCAGCGGCACCAGCCTCAGCTTCCCGCCTGTTTCCAGCCCGTCCGCCGCATCCCGCAACTGCCCCAGCACCGCGTCCACGTCCGCCGCAGGGTCCTTCAACCCCTGCGCCAGCGCCTCCGCCGCCTGAATCGCCGCCCGGCGCTTCGCCAGTCCCTTCACGATCCCGATGTAGGCTCCGACGTTGGCCGCGGAAGGCACGCCCTGCGTCAGTTCAATCAGGTACGCCGCCCCGCCGACCACCTCCAGCTTCCCCCGCCGGGTCAGCTCCTGGTCCACGGTAATCAGGTCCACCGCCTGCCCGCCGTCCGCGACGGTGCGCATGGCGTCGAATATCTCCCGGTTGCCGGGGTCGAAGAAGTCCCCAGCCACCAGCCCGTCCAGTCCCGCCTGCGCCGCCGCCTTCGACCGCAACATCGCCCCGAGGACGCTTCGCTCCGCCTCCGGGTTCACAAACCGCGCCCCCGTCATAGGCTCCTGAATGTTTCCAGTCTCCGCGCCCTCCATCGGCAATCACCACCCTTCAATGCAGCGCCATCGTTCTAAAATGGCAAATCCCCCGTATCTTCCACCTCGACAAACCCCTCATCGGAACCGCCGCCGCCCTGCGCAACGGCCCTCTGTATCGGCCTCCGGACATCTTCGGCATTGATCTCCGTCACATACCGCTTGCTGCCGTCCTGCGCCTCGTAGCTCCGGGTCTGAATCTCCCCGTCCACCACCACCAGGTCGCCCTTATGCATGTACTGCCGCACGAACTCCGCCGTATTGCGCCAGGCCACGACGCTGATGAAGTCCGCGACCTTCTGCCCGGTCTGCTTGTCCTTGAACCGCCGCTGCACCCCCACCCGGAAATTCACCCGTGAAATCCCGCTCTGCGTGGTCGCAAACTCCGGCTCGTTGCAAAGGTTCCCAATGATCGTCACATGGTTGTAAGCGTTGCTCATACCCTCATTCATCCTCCGCTTCTCATTTGATATTCTCCTCTCGTATGTCCCTCTGCGAACCTGTAAATCCGGCTTACCAGTTGTACAGTCTACCATCTCGCCATCTCAGGGTTGTCGTGTATGTTGCCAACGACCTCAATGTTATAAGAACACCATGCCGTATCTGACCATGGGCATTTGTGCTTACATTCAATGGCCGTCATGTCAAACCCAACAAAACCCCCAACAGCCCTGTACTCGATTCGCACAAGCCGCCCAAACTGCGTACGAACGATGTCCCCCTCGAATACCCGCTTTCCGTTCCGGTCCTTAACGCCGGTATACTGCCCGATGCTGCCTGGTGATACGGCTTCCATCTCCAGGCGCACCAAATCACGTTTGCTCAACGTGCTCGCCCGAACAATCAGCGGCACGATAAAGCAGCAGTCATCGTCCAGCGCGATCAAACTTCCGTATACCCACCTGTCACGATCAACCGTCTTTCCGCGAAACGTAATCCTACGCACCGTTCTTCACCGCCCTGTCATACATCACAATGCTCCCCGCCGTCGCAACGTTCAAGCAGTAATTCCCTATCAACTGCACCGTTTCCCGGCAGCGGCAAAGCACGCTCTCCGGCAGCCCGTAGTCCTCCGCGCCCAGCAGGTACACGCACCGTTCAGGATGCTCGAACCGTTCCAACGGCACGCTGTTGTCCGCCAATTCCACCGCGATCACCGGGCAATTCCACGGCAAATGCCGGAAAAAGTCGTCGTAATCCGCGTAGTTGTAAAGCGGTATGTGCCTCGGAGCCTTCATCGTGTCGCTGCACTGGTGCCTGTAGCGCCGCCCGATGGTGAATATGAAATCCGCTCCCAGAATCGCCGCCGACCGCCACAGCGTCCCCACGTTCGCCTCCGTCTTCCCGTGGAATATCCCTATTCCAAAGAATCCCCGCTTCCCATCCATGTAAATCCCTCTCTATCTGTATGTCACCCCAAAAGCCTTCCCCCGGTGGGGAAGGTGGCCCGCGGAGCGGGTCGGATGAGGTCCTCCCCCCGCAGTCACATCCCGCTTCGCGCCTCTCCCCTGCGTCACACCTTCATCTGCTCCGCCATCTTGTCCACGGCCTCGTCCACGCCCACCGGCGCTTCCTCGACCGCTTCCACGGTCCCGTCATCTTCAGCGGCCACGAACTCGACCTCCAGCGCGTCGTCCGCATCCACGGCATTGGCGTTGTACTTCGCCACGGCACCGTCGCCGGTCGTCGCCATCACCTGCTCGATGCTCACGGGCAGCCACTTGAAGATGCTGCGGAAGACAGTTTTTTTGGACATTTCTTCGTAGTCCGTCACCCACGGACCGGAGGAACCGGCCTTGCTCCTGGCGCGGTGCTTGTCGATCTCGCTCTTGGGCATGTACTTAATCAGCGGCTCCACGCCGTCGCCCTTGAACCGCACCACCACGTAGCAGCCCTTCAGCTTGCCGGGATCGCCGTCCAGATAGGGCTTGTGGGTCAGCTTCGGCTCCAAGCCGTACTCCACGTCGAACACGTCCTTCTCATGCACTGCCTCGGCAATCACGCTGGCGATCTCGCCGCTCCTGCGGGCGATGGCCAGCATTCCCCGGTAGGAAAGCAGGAACTGGCACTCCTTCTGCCCGGTCTTCTTGTTGTTGAACGGCACCGGGTAGCACTGCCCCAGCACGCTCGCCGGTTCCAACCCACAGGCCGCCGCCTGCATGAAGTACCCCAGCACGCTCGGCACGCTGCACTCCGCCAGCGCCGGGTTCAGCCTGAACTCCGTCAGTGCCGACCTCACAAAGTGCTCCGTGTCCAGGAACTTCGGCAGCGCCGCCGCAATCTGCGCCTGGAACTTCGCGTCGTTCAGGTACTCCACCACGCTGCTGCCCTTCTTCTTTGCCACCGCGCCAGCCGCCTTCGGCTGAAGCGCCGCCGTGTTCTTCGGTGTCTTGATCGTCTGCTGCTCCATTGTCAATCCTCCTTCATATCGTCAATGCTCATTTGATGTATCACATCCGGTCCAGCCCATTGTTCTGCCATTGCCCTGGCTATTCCGGTATATGTCTTACTCCTCAATTTCGCCCTGTCAGGCGACGGAGGCATCTTGAATATGCGCTGCTCCCGTACCCCCCCCCACTATTTTTGTAGGCATTAACTTCGGAAGCCCTTTCAGCCACAGGCACGTCGCTTTTGTCTCTCCATGTCCAAACTGCCATGGCTGTATGATCTGGTCAGGCTTACGGTATTCGCTGGACATGATTCCTACCGGATTTTCTATGGCAATTCGTGGGCAATCCGCCTGCGCAAATCGCATGAAAAACTCAATGCTTCGCTGTTGTCGCCCGTCTGCACGCTTTTCTGCAAACCATCTCGCGCCTGAGACGCACAAATCCGTGCATGGAGGAAATGCTATCAGCATGTCCCACTTCATTTTTAGAAGCTCCAGTGCATCCACGCGCAAGTGCCATTCCGGGTGCCCTCCGCTGCATTCCTGGATGTCGCAGGAATACGCCTCATGCCCCAACCGTCGCATTTCCACTGTCACGGCCTGGCTTTCTTCACAGGCGACAAGCACTCTCATTCTTCATCCACCCTGCTCACCGTAAACCTTCTCCCCTTCGTCACCTTCATGCACTCCTCGGCAATCTTCGGGTACTTCGCCTTCAGCGCCTTGGTGTCCACCCTCCGGCTCTCGGTGTTGCTCCACCGCACCGTCCAGGTGCCGCTGACGCCCCGCTCGAAGGTTCCCATCTCCGCCTTGATCTGCTGGTCAATGTCGTCGATTTCCTTCTGAAGCGCGTCCCGCTGCTCCACCTTCATCCCCCGCAAATTCAGAAGATCGTCCAGCCCGCCCAGGTCCATCGCCGCATCCTCGACATCCGCCGCAGGGTACAGCGCGTTCAGCGCCTCGCCGTCCGCCTCCGTCCCCGTTGGCAGCGGCGGAACCTTCGGCACCACATGCTCCTCCCAGAACTCGCGCTCCGCCTCGATCAGCGTCTGTATCGCGTCCTCGTCCCGCTCGATGCAGAACACATGGTGTCCCTTCCCCAGCACTACGATGCTCACATACCACCGCTCCGCCCCGGTCACGGCCATGTAATGCACGCACTGCCAGTAGTAATGCGGATTGATCTCCCCCTCGTCAAACCGGAACTTGCTGTACGGACTTGTCGTCTTGCACTCCAACCCCGCGTTCTCCTTCAAGACCTCCCGGTCGATGTTCGCCAGCATCCACGGATAGTCCGGGTGCTGAAGAATCCGGTTGCACTTGCGCACCTTCTTCGGCGTGCCCTGCTTCTCCATGAACTCCACGAACCGGTCCGCCACATACGGCTCCAGGTCCGTCCCCTGCCGCATGGCCTCGTTCTCTTCTTCTTCCACTCCCTTGCCGATCTTGTCCATGTACACCTTCAGCGGCGAGGAATACGGGTTCACCCCCAGGATCGCGCTGGCGTCGCTGCCGCCGATCCCGTTCCTCCGCGATTCCAACCACTCCTCCCGGCTCATCTTCCGGGTATCGGCGTAGACGTTCGATGTGTTCAGCTTGCCCATTTCAACCTCCCAGAAACTGCCACATGGTATCTTCCAACTCGTACATCTTCCGCTTGACAATCGCCAGCGCCGGGTCCGTACACCGTGAAAGCATCGTCTCCGCCACCTTCAACTGCGCGTACACATCCTTCACCGTTGGCTGTGTCCAAACGTCATACACCCGCCGCTCTTTCCCAAAGCCTTCCCCTTTAGGGGAAGGTGTCACAGCCTGCGGCTGTGACGGAAGAGGTCGTCCCCCCGTCTCAATCCCCCTCAACCGCTTCTTCCGCGTCTTATATCCCGTCATCCTCGTAATCACCCCTCACAGCAGCGCCGCGTAGTATTCCCGCGTCAGCGCCGCCTCTTCCCTGTCCTCTTCCTGCCGCACCAGCTTGAAATATTGGTCTTTCTCAAACCCCAGCACAATCGCGCAATCCCTCAACTGCCCGATCACGTCCTCCATTCCCCGAACACCCTCCAACTGCTCAATGGCCTCGCCGATTCTGAAAATCTCGTCCTCGACCCGCTCCA